AATTATTAGCAAGCGTAGCATCAAAAGCATCATCTGTATTAATAACAAATGCATCTGAACTATCATCTATCCCCATTATGGTTTTTAATGTAGAATGACCCCAAGTAACTGTTCTATCAGCTCCATCAGCATCGCTTCCAATAGTTAGAACATTATTCATTGCTCTTGTTCCATCAATAAGAAGATATTGAGGATGGTCATCAACCCCTAAACTGCTTAAATCACTATGGTCAGTAACGCCTCCACTTGTAGAAGATGAACTTTGAATACTTCTAGATGATGGCATATTACCAGAAGATGACATAGGTAACCAATCACCATTTCTTTTTACATATTGAACTGTTCCAGAATTTTCAACTTGCCTAAAAGATATATCTCCATCGTTACCTTCTCTAGCATCAGGCTCATTAATTCCAAAAGTTGGGTGTTTACTTTTCTGATGTAATAACTTTCTTTCTTCTCTTGTTAAAGGCATTATCTCACCGTTTTTGTTCTATAAACAATACTAATATCATTAATTTCAAATGTAGAGGGTACAGTTTGACCAGATTCAGCGCTAAATTTTAAAGCAAAAGAATATTTATTATTTGCTTCACTTGAAGTTGATGGTTTTAAAATAGCTTGAGTCCAAGCCCCGCTACCAGCATTATCTAATTCATCGCTTGTAAAATTTGTTCCATCTTGAAATGTTTTATCAAAAGTAGTCCCTCCATCGACATCATATTTAACCTCAACATTAGTTACTCCTCCAGTTTTATAAGTAACATATACTTTATAAATCTTTTTTCTTACTCCCGGTTCGCCAAAATCAATATCTTTTGTTTGATACACAAATGCAGTACTTGAAGCTGCGTCTGGATTCCAAGTTACCCTATCTGAATCATTGTTACTTAAATACAACAAATCTTGATTTCCATCTAATACAAAGTTTGTCATATTAGTTGTAATAGGTATTTTAGAAGAACCTTTCATCCAAGCTCTTAATACAAAATCATATATAAAAACATCTGTATTTTCATTTTTAATTAACAATTGTCTTTTCTTTGGTATATACCCTATATAAGCAGAAGACATATCTGCATCATCAGAGCTTCCATCTTCACCATCAGTAATGAATGCCTCCCAATCAGATTCACTTATTAATCTCATTCCACCTTTTTCTAATAGATTAAGAACTTGTTTTCCATCATAAAAATAGACACCAAATGAATTGAACCATGCAATTCCATAGTCTGTTTTTGTTACATGATAATCAAATTTACATCCTTTATTTTTATGGGTATCTTCAAGAAAGTCAACACTCTCAGATACATTTATAACATACATTGTTTTATCTTTAAATTGTAAAATTCTATCTGCGAATGCTTCTAATTTGACTATACTTTCACCATCATTTATAGCTACATCAACAGCTCCGACTTTATCTGGAAATACATCAAATTTATTTATTGCACTTTTTAACATTCTATCTGGATGATTTTTTCCACCAGAACCAGAAGGCTGTCTTACATTGCCTATATATACTCGCCTTCCATGAAGTACTGCTGTTTTAAATTTAGCATCAATAAATGAAGTGTTAGCTGCGTATCCATTTATACTTCTATATGTATCTATTAAATTAGCAGAATTAGGAGATATTCCTTTTGCAATAACTGCTTTAGCAAAAAAATTACCACTTGTTTCCGCTGTGTTGGCTAAATTATAAGCCATTTCACCAGCTTCTGGCAACCATTTAAATCCTTTTTCTACAAAATCTAGTTCACCTATTAAATAAAAGTTGTCATTTTCTTCTAATTTATAATAAAGTCTAGAACCAGTAATTCTTTTGCTTATTGTATAGGCACTTCCTCCACTATTATATGGATTTATGTACATATCAAAATTAAACAATAAAGAATTTCCAATTATGTTTACTTTATTAACATCAACGCTTGCTTCTGTATCTGTAAATAAAAATGGTAATGATTCTTGTTTTTCATCATCATATAGGTATGTGTGATAAAATGTATATAGACCAGATTGATAACCTTCAAGAGATGGATTATCTGCAATTATAGGGCCAGAAAAATAAACATCACAATCAGTTCCAGTCCTATTTATTTTTAAATCCCAACTATCTAAACCTACTCCGCTTGCATCTCCTTCTATAATATTTGTTTGATTACAAGATACAATATTCCAACAATCAACTTTAAATTCTTCTTTTGAAAATTCCCAAGTCAAAGATGTATTAGGACTAACCCCAGTTTCGTTAACTACAAATTGGATACTTTCTAGATTTGTATATTTTGCAGTGGGAACCCATATTCCAAATATAATATTTTTTTCTTCAATAAGAGTTATGGAACTTGATTCTGATAATTGAATTTGACTAGTACCACTAGTTCCTTCTATATGTATATTATAATTTCCAAATAAAGGATATATATCTGTATTATCAGTTTTATTAGCATTTGATATACTATTATAATGAGCTGCGTTTCCACCTCTAAAACTATTATATTGAACTCCTACTCTTAAATTCACACTAGAAACATCAGCTACGTCATTTCCGCTGGCATCAGCTACATCACCATCATATTCAGAATTAGAAGAATTAACTGTATTTCCATCAGAACCAGCAAATGGAGTTGATATTAAACAATTGCCTGCAGTTGGCTTTGCAATTGCTTGATTTGCTTGAGCCCATCCTATTGATGTGCTGTCATATGTAGCATCGTCAGAATCAGCATTTAATCCTTCAAATGTTACATAGTTCATATATCCAAACCATTTATTGCTAACAGCGTCATCAAACTCACCATCCCCCACTCTTAAATTTCCATCTCCAACATAAAAAACAGGAAGGTCGCTATCAAAGCTAGTTATTTGACCAGCGTCCCAACCTTCACTATCATAAATATCTATTGCGCTATCATTATCATCATATGCAATTAAAAATGTCTCATTAGCACTTCCACCATCTAATTGTTTATCACTATCCATAGTAAATAAACCTCTATTTGGAAGTATAGTTAATGTATGGGAGGTTCCAGAATCCACTGAAGCTGAACCTAAAGTTTTTATTCTACCAACAGAATCTATACTAGCATCTACTAATGCAGGTGATTCTATATCTTGTATATCTCTGGGGTCAGTATCAGAACTAATGCCGCCATGATAACCTTGAATCTTATAGGTCCTCTTAGGCATTTTCTTCGTACTCTATGTCACTTATAATATTATTTTGAGCATGTTCTGGAAGTTCGCATACACTACAATCACTTTCTGAAAAATCATATTCAGAGTTCTCATCGTGGTCAAATACGTCTATACGCAATCCACCTTCAGAACCTTCAATTCTCCCACCGTTTTTTACTCGTAGCTTTTGGTTGATGGATTCCTGTAAGGAATCATCTTGTTCAATATATCTCGGCGCTTTTGACATCCTCCACACTCCTTTATTTTGCCACGAGTGACAGTTTTAATTGCTCGGCTAACTGTGTCTCCTAAACCTTTGTCATGCCCAAATAAATCTACTCGCTTAGACATTAGTAACCTTTAGGGCCGCTTTCTGCTTTTGAAGAAGTTCCAGCTTTTTGAGTTTTAGGTTTGTAATTTCTACAAGCAGCTGCGCTTGAATATCCTAATTTCTTCCATTCTTTTGCACATTTTTCTTTACTTGGCATATTATATTTCCTCCTGCCTCCACCTGTTTTTAATTGACTACCTTTGCCTGTGTCAGGTGATGATACATCAGACATTCCAATTACGTCAGCCATTATAATCCCATTCTGCCAGACAATTTATCCAATTTTGTTTTTACAGATTCTAATTCATCTAATAAATAAACAATTGCTTCTTGACATTCTTTTAATTCATTAGATTTTTTAGGAACAGCCTTAGTCGATTTCTTTTTAGATTCTGGCATTACTTACCTTTAAATACACCTTCTAGTATATCTGTTACAACATCTACCATCTTTTCAAAGAAGACTTGTTCTTTATCTTCTGATACGAATGGAATGTCGATTCTCTTATTGATTGCAGTAGCAATCTTTTCTGTCATCTCATCAGAACCAAGATGTTTGACAGCTTCTTCTTGCATTTTAGCTGCTTGAGCTTCGGCTAGGTCAATTAGCATTTTCTTTAAGTCCATTTATGACTCCTTCATTTTCTTTGCTTTTAATATTAAATAATATATATTGATTGCAAACATTACACACATCAATACACCTGATATTAAATCTGTATAATAAACCAGACCTAAACTTGTACTAATTCCACTAACTTTTACGCTATCCATATTAATTTACACTTTGTGATTGTTTCACAGCTCCTTGACCGGGATTAAACCAACTTACAGTTTGAGATTCTTGTTGCTGATTAATCATCATTTTAGAATATAATAAATCTAAATGCTTAAGCAACATTCCGACCTCAGGCATATGTAATACTAAATTAATTTGCTTAGATTGTTGAGGTTGTTCTTTTTTCTCAACATTCTTTTGCTTGTATTGACTGTTATATATATCTGCTAAACTATTCATTGTTCTTTAAATTTGCTATTTCATCTCTTAATTTAGACATTTTTTCGTTATGTTCAATCTTCATTTCTAAAGCTGTTACTCTTAACTCCATTTGATACCATCCCCAAGCAATAGCCCCAATAACGCTAATGATATTAAATATAAATTTTGCATCTAATTTAATGCCGCCCATTTATCCTGCTCATTGAGCCTTTTAATTCTGATACTTGGTTGTCAAGGTCATTAATCTCCTTTGTCATAGCATCAAACTTTCTATCTAATTTATCATCAGACTGATTCCATCTGTTAATAAGTTTAATAACCATACCTTCCATATTTTCAAGAGTTTCGCTCTGTCCTTTATTTTCAACTTTCAAATTTTCCAATGTCTCCTGTTGTTTAGCAGATTTATTAGACAACGATATTACTAAATATACAAACATTGCACCAACAACACCTATCATTCCAGCTTCGCCATATACAGCCATGAAATCCATTACTTCTTCTTCTTTTTATTTGTTAGTTTCTGGTACCACTTTAATTCTTCTTCCATTTGAGCATATCTTTCTTCTTCGTCTTCTATATGCTTATTTACAAGTTCTTCAATTTTAAGATTGGCTTCTTCAAAATTCGACTCAAGGCTTCTAATGCGCATTTCAACTTGCCAATAACCATATACCAACATTCCAATGAGAACAGCGATTTGACCCAGCCATTTAAGGTTAATACTAACAATGGCGTTATCATCAAGTACAGTAGCCCTATAACTTCTGGCG